CAGCGGCGCGGCTGCGATTCCGATCTGATTGCCGAGCGCGTCGACGATTGCGACGTAGCCGGGGGCGAGAGCGGTCTGGACGGAGGAGCAAAAGAGCGGGTCGTCGACAGCGGTGCCGAGCGTAGCAGGCGCAAGGCGAACCTCGAGGCCGCCGTCGGGTATGGCCACAGTCACCGGCACGGCGCCGCCGTCGCGCGAACCGACGATTTTGGTCTCGGGGATGTCAAGCAGGGGGTCGCGGGGCGTTGCAGCCATCGTCACAGCCGCAACAATGCATGAAACCGCAACCACCGCAACAACGTGGATCTTCTTCATCTGCTTGACTCCTGTTAGCTGTTGACCATGCCTCGTGCGCGAAGTGCCGCGGCACCCTTACCAGTCATGCGGTTAAGGAGCTGCGTCATGGCGTCGACTTGGTCGTCGTTCTTACCTGTGGGGAAAGAGGCGCATTCGTCGATGAAACCGTCGGCCTCATGGACAAAGGGCGCATCGTATGGCAGGTAGACGTGACCCGACTGGACGTCAGGTTGGCACGCCCTTGCACGCACGACCTTACCGCCCTCGGGCTGCACCTCAACAATACCGCTAATCTCTTTTTGGAGCTTGCTGATTACCGCGGGGCCGTTGGCCTTGTCCTCTATGAACTTTGCCCTGGCGTTGGGCCAGCGCATTGTCATTTGGCGGATGGCGTTAATGGTATCGCCTACATCCATGCGCCCGCGTATTTGGTCGAGGAGGAAACGGTCGGGACCGCGGCCGCCCCATGCCTGGCCCACCACGAAGTCGCTGTCGGCCGTCTCTTTGAAGGCGCAGTCCCACGACTGGGCCATCCAGTGAAGGTCGCCCAACGACTCCCGGCTGAAGCGCAGCAGCACGACGTCGTCGCCGTTGGCCTTGGAGGGGTCGCTAGTCCAAAACTTCCAATCGCGCCTCTTGAAGATTTGGCCTTCGGGGTTGGACGGGCGCTGCTGGAACAAAGCGTTGAAGAAGTAGCTACCGAGGCCCTCTATGATTTCTCGTATCTCTTCGGCACTGTAGCGGTTTGTCCACAACTGTCGGTCCAGCAGCTCCTCGTCGGTTAGCTCGCCAAGAGGGCGGCCGTCCGAGTCGTCAATGAAGGGCATAACGCACTGGCGCCAGCGTGGCTTCTTGTCAGCGGCGACCCGTCGTTTGTCCTCTTCAATCAAGCGCCCGGTGAGGTCGTCCTCGTGCCAGCGGGTCTGGATGATAATGATACGCCCGCCAGGCGCAATGCGCGTGCGGGCAACCGACTGATACCATTTCCAGACGTTCTCGCGGTAAGACTCACTCTCGGCTTGCTTGTGGTCCTTGAAGGGGTCGTCAACAACAAAAAGATGGGCACCCTTGCCCGACACGCCTGTGCCGACGCCAGCTGCCTTGAAGCCGCCCTTGGCCTCGCGGCCTGCAAGGCGCCACTCGTTCACGCCGCTGCTGCCAGGGGCAAGCCCAACATCGAACACGCGAGGGCCATATTGCTCGATGTAGTCGCGGGCTGCGCGGGAGAAGTCAAGTGCTAGGTCGATGCCGTAGCAGCCGACAATGACCTCCCACTCGGGGTTGCGCCCCATACACCACGCCGGGAACTTCTTAGAGGCCGAGTCGCTCTTGCTGTGGCGCGGCGGCATGCTGATAAGCAACCGTGCCCCAGGTGTGCGCTCGACATACTCGAGCTCCCGATGTAGGCGAAGGACGTGGCGAGGTAGCTGGTACTGGGGGTCGAGGAGCTTGTACCACCTAGTGAACGAATGGCGGGCGCGCTTGCAGGCTTCTGCCAGGACCTCAGCTTGTGTGACCCTCGCCTTCGCCAGCCTCGCTATCTTCTCGGCCCTCGTAAGTGGCGAGAAGCTCGTCGATGGCCTCATCGCTCAAATTCTCCAAACGCTTGGTTTCGATGGGGCCGCCGTCCTTGCCGGTGACCTCGGTCTGCGTCGGGGCCTTGCGGAACATCTCCTTCGCAGTGCCGTGCTTGAGCAGCCAAGCAGCTGCCTTCCAGTCCTCGCTCTTGGCGGCGTCGATGGTTGATACGCAGCCGTCAACGGCCTCCGCCTCGGCCTGCAGCACAGCGTAGCGCACGCGCACGTACTTCGTGTCAAGGCCTTTCTTCTCGTCACGCAGCCCGTCACGCAGCCAACGGCGGAAGGTAATGGGGGAGATGCCGGCAAGGCGGCAGGCAACCGAGCGAAAGTTACCCCGTCGCAGGCAGTCGATGAGGGCCTGCACCCGCGCGGGGTCTTCCTCGAGCACTGTGGGCCTCTTGCCGTACTGTCCCATCGCGCCATCTCCGTGTTGTCCGGGCCCCCTACTAATACCTACCCCCGGAGTGGCCGCAAAGGGTAGGTTCGGGACGGTACGGGTACGAAAGCAGGTTGACAGCGCCTGACGAAGTAGGCCAGGCACACGAAAGGCGGCGAGGGTCGATGCCCAAGCCGCCTTTCGTGTCTTCAGCGCACTGCGTTGACCCTCACTCGCTGTGGCCGCCAGCCTGTGCAAGCCCCCAGCTTGCACGCACCGCAGATGCCCATCTTCTTCTCGCTGGTAAGGTGCTCCTGAAGGGTATGGCCACAGGCGCACCGCACCGCCTCGCGCGGCCCTTGCACTTTCTTCGCCTTCGATAGCTTGCCCATTACTCCATCTCCTTCGCCACTTCCACGCACTCAGCGTAGCTGGCGCAGCCGGTGCCCTCGTAGGCAGACGAACACTTCGGGAAGTCCTTGCGGCACGCCGCGGTTTCAGCGCGCCCCTTGTTCCCCTTGCACACTGGGCAGTCTGTGCCCCCTTCGCACCCCGAGTAGTTCCCATCTGGCAGCTTGATGCCGGGGCATGGCCAGTAGACTAAGTGGTCATCACCGGCACCCTTGTCGGCGCCCACTACGCGGACGGGCTCCGAGGGTGCGACGCCCTCGGTTGGCGGTTGCATCTCGAGCACGAGGCCCAGCAGCGGAGGGCACCGCTGGCGCTCAATCTCCTTGATAATCTCCTCGGGCGTGCCATGCAAGGCGACGACCACAATCCCCGACCCGAGGTAGGCGACCGAGCCGTCGTCTGTTGAAGGCAAGATGAGGTCGATCCTGTCGGGGTTGAGGTAGGCAAAGAGCCCACTCGGTTGACCCGCGTGCCCGACCCGTCGCTTCTGTTCCAGCTTGACAAACATGGCTACACCTCTTCCTTCGTGTTGGTGTTGCGCCTCACCTGGGGCCTAGCCGACCTCTGGTTGTCGAGGCGGTCGCTGTCCCGCCTGTTCGCGTCCTCTTGGTCCTGGAAGTCTTGTTCGTCCTCGTCGTACTCCCGCAGGTTCTTAGGGGTCCTCTTAGTCCTCGTCCTCGCCGTTGCCACGAAGCGCCCGCCTTGTCAAGAGGCTGTCCCAAAGCTGTGGCAGGTACTCCTTCAGTTCACTTAGGTACACTTCCTTGACCTTACCGTCTTGGTGTATTGGCACGCCAGCGTTTTTTAGAACACGTTCGACCTTTTTGCTTGACATGCCCGCCAGACGCCCCAACTCAGCGACGCCATACAGCACCTTGACCTCTAGCATTAGCGCCTCCTCGTTGCGGCTTGGTACGCCTGGCTAGCCAGTGTCAGGCGCCACTCTGCCTCGGTGCGCACCTGCCGGGCGAGTGTTGCGGCAGGCACCTCGCCGCCCTTGACACGGAGGTCCAGCTGCGATAGCCACAGGAGCACGTCTAGCCCGTCGGCGTGCTGCCTGGCAAGGCGTGTCAGCGGGGCGACCATCGTCACCTTGCCGAGGCAGGGCAGACGAAACTGGTACGGCCCGAACGCCGCCCGCAGCACGCGTTGCTGTCCGTCCGTCAACACCTCCAGAGTACGCCTTACTCGCCGTTCGCGTTGGGCAGCGAATAGAGCTCGTTCATTCAAATCATTTCGAACAGATCCACCCTCTATGAATGCAACCCCCAACTCGAGGGCTGCCACGATGGAGGTGAAATTACTCCTGAGCCCCATCTCACCCTCGGCCCAGCATAGGGCCCACCGCAGGTCGGCTTCCTCTTGTTCGTCAAGCATTCTTCTCCTCCAAATACATCATTAACGCCATACTCCGGCCCTGCCCCTTCATCCACCGTTTGCCCGCATGTGTACCTGCAAACTCGCGCCAGTGAACCACGCAAAGCCCGACCTTTTGCCTCTGGTACGTGACCGAACCTTCGGCGTCCTTGCACCCCTTCACCTTGCATTTCATGGCAGCCCCACCTTGCCCTTCAGGCGTCCGGCGTCACAGGCGGCATTCACCATTTCAACCATTCGCAAGCCGTCAAGGTCCATGAGGTACTCAAACACCTCAGCAAAGCTACGGTTCACCAACAGTTCGCCAATCTCCTCTTTCTCGACGTACCGCAACCACTCCTTGTCGGCCTCCTCCCGTACCTCCGCCTCCATCTGTTCCCGCACAGCTTGTTCGTACAACTCCCGATTGTGAACGGTACAACACCTCGGGCCGCCGGGTCCCTCACAGGTGCAGTGTATCACCCCAACACCCCCAGTTCGTGCCGCAGTCGAAGTTCAAACCACACAAGGAAGGCCTCCACCGTTATGTCCACAGGACACCGCACCTTCCGCGGACCAACTGTCAGGGCACCGTACATTCGCACGCGCCAGGGCTGGTAGTTCGCCCGATGTATAAGCACGGCGTCCTGCCCCTCGCGGGCCTGTCGCTTCGCCTGTGCCCACCACTGGTCGACCCGCAATGCTTCCCTATACTTCACCTCAAGGGCCAACCACGGCAGCCCGTCAAGGTCAGCACCACCGGACCTCCGCTGCTCGAGGTTCCGCTTGAGTATGGGGGCCACCTTGCCCGCGTGCTTGTAGACCTTGTCAACGATGGGCTGCAGCATGTCCCGCACCTCGTATTCACCCCGGTTGCCCTTCTGGACCGCTCGATTTGCCATAGGTTTAGACCCTTTTAGTGGATTTAGGAGGAATCAATTGAGGTGGAATGTATAGTAAAAACAACTACTTACATTACATTCTACATTACTTTTAACGTTTTTAATACCCCTACTGTCTCCGTCGTGTGTGTCACGCGTTCACGTCACGTATTTTCCCGTATACCCCCCTTAGGAGGTTGGGGACCCCCTAAAACTCTGCCAACCCCTTGAGATTACAGGTTAAACCCTCCCACGTGACCCCTTAACACCTTTTAGTAGGTGCCTGTTTTTGTTTCGGGGAGACGCTGGCAAACAACCTGCCCCGGAACGAGAACCGCGCGAACACCTCGCCCAGTGGCAACTCGGCAAGCTCGCCACTGTCTACGAGTCCTTGCACCGCCGACTTGAGTGCGGCGTTGGAGCCCCTCTTGTCCCGCTTGAAGGCCCCGATGTTGCCGGTACGCTTGGCGAGGTACGACCACGGCACAGCCCCGGCGTCAAGCATTTCCTTAGTGACTCCGTAGTTCACGGCTGTCGACAGCTTCATGTCCCTCAACTGCTTAACGACACGCCTGACATGGGCCTCCAACGCAATGTCCCCACGCCCAACCTCTCCCCGCTTGAACGTGCCCCCTATTGCGTCGATGTCCCGCCGCACGAGCGTGACAGACCACTCGGCGATGGGCCTGTCGACTATGGGCTGGTGAGGGTTGACTCCAACGGCCAGGAGGGCACTGAGCTTGAGGGCCTTGAGGTGCGCCCGGTTCCACAGCTGGGCTTCAACCTCTCCACCCGCCCCGTTTATGGCTGCGTCACACTCGGCGTCAAACTCGTCGAGGAATACCTGTGCCCCTGTGGACAACTGAACGTTCATACAGGTGTTGTTGTTGCCCATTGTCAAGGCGATTGCGACAAGGTCGGCGAACCGTTGGGACAGCCCAGGAGGCGGAGGCATGTTGGCATTACGGTTGCGCGGCGGCCGGTCGCCCTTGTAATCAATGACACTGAAACGGGGCACCAACCCCTCGGCAATCATGTCGCTGTCAAGCCCACTGTAGAACGCCTCCGGCGTCGACTCGCCCAACAGGGTGACGCATGGGGCCTGGACAATCTTCGTATTCTTCTCAACGTCCGAGTAAACCGACGACCGCAGCACCTTGGTGAACCCCGACTTGCCGTAGAGGTCCAACAGCACCTTGCGCATGACGATTTGGCTGGCCGTTGCGTTGGGGTCACTCAGCTGCTGGAGGGTTAGCCCAAACTCGCCGAGGACCGACACGAAACAGGGCCGTTCGTCAAGCACCTTAATGACGGCCTGCCCGGAGGCGAAGGCCGAAGGGCCTATGAACTGGTCGACCATAGGCACTTGCGGTCGCACGGAGGCGACGAGGTTGTCAATGCCCGTGACAGCTCCCTCCTTACCTACGCCCGTCTTTGCCAAGAGGATGAGGTATTGGTTGAGTCCAGTGCCCGAGATGTTGTAGGCACGACCGGCGACGCCTCCCATGAGTGCCAAGGCGGCAGCAAGGGCTACGTCCGGGACAGGGCGCACGGCGGTCTGCCAGAAGTAGTAGGCCATCTCCCCCACTAGGCCCGGCGGCAGCTCCGTACCCTGTAGGGTTGAAGTCTCCCCTGTATCGTTGTCTTCCGGTGGGGCCTGTACCTCACGGGGGACCCCCACCTTACAGCTAGCCAGGGCCGAGATGTCCACAGGGGGTGGCTCGTGTGCGCGTATTTTGGAGAGTGCGCGGTTGAGGTACTTATTGTCGCGCATGGCTTTGTCCCGTTCCCCGAGCTTGGAGTACCGGAACAGCCGCCGCACTTGTTCGTTGCTTTTGGAGTAATAGGCGAACATCGCCAGTAGGGCGAAGTCGGCTTCGCTCTGGCTGGGGTAGCCCATCTTAGCCCAGTGGCCGTTGCACAGGTCGTTGAACTTGTGCCCGTTGACGGCGTTCATAGCCATGTCGACGACCTCGGCGTCGGACATAAGCTCCTCACACTCGTCAAGCTCCACCTGTGGGGCGGGCTTCATCTCCTCGTACATTTGCTCGAGGAGTCCCTGGAAGTCTGTGATGGGCACGTCCCGGACGACGTCACCGGTACAGACCATGTAGCGACCGTGGCTATACGCCTCCACGTTGTCGCGGTGAACGCCGCCTACTGGGAGCTTACCCTTGATGATGATATGGTAGCCCCGTCCCGACGCGGACCGTTCGGTATAGCTATTGAAGGCCTCTAGGATCTTTTGGTGCCTGGCCCACTGCTCCTGCGTACAGGGTCTGTCCTCTTTGTTGTCAAGGTCAATGATGGTATAGGGGTCCCATTCCGCCAGCACGAAGCCGATGTACCTGTACCCGCTCCGCGTCGCTTCTTCGTAGGTTCCCCAGGTCTTCGGGTCTACCACCGACGCCGCCTGCCCCGTCCGAGGGTTCAACGGCATCTTATCCGGGCCGGCACAGATCCACTGTGGGAGCTGGCGTAACTCCGCCGGTATGTTGTGCCATTGCATTATTTTCAGTCCTCGAGGAGTTTGTGGCCTGAGAGGTACTCGTAAAGCCTCTGGACTCGGTTCACGCTGGGGTCCTTGGTAGTTCCGTCGGCAAACTTCATGAGCCAGTAAAAAGGCACGCCGGCTTTCACGGCTATATAAGGTATGGACTCCGTTCGCCTAGCGAACAGATCTCGAGTCACCCGTAAAAGTGACCCTTCCTCGATTACTTCCTTTGTCATCTCGCCTCCTCGTGTTGGAAGGTGTAAAGGGTAGGACCTACCACCCGAATTTACAAGTGAATTTTAGGGGTTCACTTTTTCGTTTGACAATCGGCGGTCCCTACCTCTAGTGTCCGGCCCGTTGTTCACTACTGGGAGGTTCAATGTACCGGATAGACTACAAGGACGGGCAGTTCGAGGCGACACACAGCAGCCTTCCTGGGGACGTCGGCACTGGCGACACCCCCTCCGCTGCCCTCACCGACCTGCTCAACAGCCACCCCGAAATGCTCACCCCCATCAAAGGGGCGATGGAGGCTCTGGACGCGGCACTTACTAAGGTGGCCGCCCGGTGAAGTGCACCTTCCCCTATCCCTGCCGTATGAACGACGGTTGCCGCTGGTGCCCCTGGAACCAGACGGCACGTCGTATCCTTCGAGTGTTGGACGTTGTGCTTGCGGTATCCATACTCGCCTTCATTTTCATCCTTTGGAGTAACCTATGACGACCGAGGAACTAGGGCTGAGGCCGGAGTTCGAACAATTGCTGTCCAGGTGGTACGCTCTCAGGCAGAAACTGGACGACCTGAAGCCTTTGCAGGCCGAGGAACGGGAGCTTCGCGGACAACTCATGGGCATGGCCTTCCCGGACGCCGAGGAAGGCACGAGTACCATGGAGCTGCCTGGCGGCTGGAAGCTCAAAGGAGTCGTCAAGATCGAACGTAAGGTCGACGAGGCCGCCCTCCCAGCCACTCAGGAGCAACTGCGGTCGTTAGGGGTCAACGCTGAAGCCCTTATCCGGTACACGCCCGAGCTGGTCATCAAGGCCTACCGAGGGCTTACCGCGGAGCAGCAGCTCGTCATGGACGGTGCGCTAGAAATCCGTCGGGCAGCCTCTACTGTCGAATTGGTGCCCCCGAAAGGCTAGTGTATAAGGTAGCCAACACCTTACAGGAGGGATGATGTCGTACGTGAACCCCAACTTCAAGACCAAGGCCGAGCTCAAAAAGGCCCTCAAAAACGGCGAGACTGTAGCCTGCTTTGAGCCTGGGATCGGTGGCCAGCCGAATGGGACAGCCCCGGACGGTGTCGCCTTTGTCGAAGGACCCCACTACCCGGAGCCTCACCGCTGGTATGCCTCGGTCCTTGCCAAGGACGGCAAGGTCGTCAAGGTGCGAACGTGATTAAGTTCACTACCACCGACAAGGCAGCACTCCTACAAGGTGTCAAGTGCCTTGTGTACGGCGAGTCGGGGGTTGGTAAGACGGTCCTGTGCTCCACAGCCCCGAAGCCAATCATTGTGTCAGCGGAGGCGGGGCTCCTGTCCCTCCGTCGCTTCTCAATCCCCGTCATTGAAGTCAAGTCCATCGAGGACCTCACAGAGGCTTACAACTGGTCCGCAACAAGCCGGGAGGCTGCCAATTTCTGGACCATTTGCATTGACTCTATCTCCGAAATAGGTGAGGTCGTCCTGGCCAACGCCAAGAAGCAGGTCAAAGACCCCAGACAGGCGTACGGGGAGCTTATCGAGAAGATGACGATGGTGATTCGGTCCTTCCGAGACCTCCCAGGCAAGAACGTCTACATGAGTGCCAAAGCTGAGCACGTCAAGGACGAAATGACAGGGGTTGTCCGCTGGGGGCCTTCCATGCCTGGCAGTAAACTCGGTCCCCAGCTACCCTACTTCTTCGACGAGGTGTTCCGTCTCGGCATCAATAAGCCCCCACAAGGGGCCGCCTACCGCTTTCTCCAAACGCAGTTAGACCTGCAGTACGTCGCCAAAGATCGCTCGGGGTCACTGGCGCCGGTTGAACCACCCGACCTCACCGCTGTGTTCAGCAAAATCCAAGGAGTGTAAACATGGCAAATCTCAACTTCGATGCTCGTCAGGTCGAGCCCCAAAAGGCCCTCGACCCCATCCCTGCCGGCTGGTACAACGCCAAGATCACCGAGTCGGAGATGAAGCCGACGAAGGACGGGGAGGGCACCATGCTTGCCCTGACCCTTCAGGTCATCGACGGCCAGTACGCGAATCGCAAGCTGTTCGACCGCCTCAACCTCCAGAACAAGAACGCGGTCGCGCAGAACATCGCCTACCAGACCCTCTCGGCTATCTGCCACGCGACTGGCGTCATTCAGGTCCAGGACAGCCAGCAGCTCCACGGCATCCCCCTCATGGTCAAGGTCAACCTCCGCCCCGCTGGGCAGGGGAAGGACGGCCAGTTCTACGACGCGTCCAACGAGGTCAAGGGCTACAAGGCCATCGAGGGCCAGCAGGCGCCCCCGCCGGGCTTTGCCCCGCAGCAGCCGCAGCAGCAGCAGGCCCCTCCTCCGCAGAACGCGCCATGGCAGGGCCAGCAGGCACAGCCTCAGACGCAGACTCCGCCCTGGCAGCAGCCCCCTGTCCAACAGCAGCCCCAGTACCCTCCTGCCCAGGTTCCGGTTCAGCAGTTCCCCGCACAGCAGCAGCCCCCTGTCCAGCAGCAGCCCCAGCAGGCCCCCTGGCAGCAGGCGACCCCGCCGCAGCAGCCGCCGCAGCAGGCCCCCTG